CTGAGATGCCAGCGATGGTGTCTCTTAATTATGCGAATTGATTGCAGTGCAATGATTCGCAAGAATCCATCAATTCGTCCGTTTGGAGGATGTTTGCTATGAATGAAACCAAGAGCAGGGTTAGAACACGTATAGTTCCGGTACCCAATCCGGTCCTGACGTCTTTGGGTTACTTTCAATCTAGAAGTAACACAAATCAGCCTTGGGGGTCTCCCACGCCAGCCGCAGCCTATAATGGCCTTGGCAGCTTGGGCTACCCAGGACTTAAGGCGGAGCGTACATGGGATGAAACCCATGGACGCGCGCCCTATCGAACGGGTGGTCCCTTTCAATCTATAAAGATTGTCTCTTGTGAGCCTAGCGTGAATACTCAGACAACGCAGCTCGATCCTGTTTTATTCAAGGGTACTTACGTTCGAGGTGATAACCTCGAGAGATTCGTTGGGGGCTTTAAGCCACCATCGGATCTCGATTTTGGATTTGGGTTCAATATTGCACCCTTTTCTCAATATCTTAGTAAGAACTCCCCTCTGGTTCAGGATCTTTCATCATGGGGTGATGCGGCCTATGCTAAGCTTAGGCCAAAGCTGGAACAAGCTAGTGGTGGAGTATTTCTCGCTGAATTGCGAGATCTACCTCATATGCTTAAGACTACCGCTCATGGCTTTCACGATGTTTGGAAAGCTATGGGTGGGAAAACTTTAGGCAAAATCATGCAGCCTAAAAAGACTGCTGATCACTTCTTGAACCACCAGTTCGGCTGGGTTCCTTTTCTCAATGATCTCGATGGTTTTTATAAAACCTTCGTGAATACGGAAGTTTTGATCAGTAAATTAACTGCTCAAAACAACCAATGGGTAAGGAAACGCGCCACCCTCTCGAAGTCTGTTACAAGTAGTATATACATAAATCCGACATCGGGTAATAAAATGTACCCGACTACGTATATGGATACTACTGCTTGGTGTAATGGAGGTCCCTTTTGGATGGTACAGGATGTCACTACGACAACCGTATCAGCCTCTGGTAAATTCCGTTACTACAGACCAGAATTCGATTTGACTAGGGAGGATTATTCCTCAGCTCTTCGATCCATACAGCGCCAATTGACGCTGTATGGTGTTCGAATTAGTCCATCGAATATCTATAAAGCAACACCCTGGACGTGGGCCCTCGATTGGATTTCAAATGCCGGCAAGTTAATTGACCGTGCAAATGATTATCTCGTCGATTCGGTTGCGTCCCAATATCTTTTTGTCTCATGTGAAACGAAGAAGGAAAGACAATTTATTCAAGTTCTTCCCTTCAAAACGAAGCACATGATTTGCGTGTTTAGTCGTCATTTTGACGTTAAACAGCGACAAGAAGATGCTAGCCCATACGGATTTAACCTGAGCGTGGCTAATTTAACGCCACGTCAGTTAGCGATCGCCGGAGCTCTCGGTATTACTCGCTGGTGAAAGCCAGACGTATATCGAGCCTGCGGTCAATCTGCTACTAGAATTAAAGATGCGTGGAATTGAGCATCCATGTATCCCCTAGTAGGTTAATTGCTCCATAAACTTCGGAGATCAACCACTATGTTTGCCGACCCACAATCAGTTACTGTCAATGCTGTAGCTCAGTCAATGCCACGAATACAAATCGATGGCAAGAAGTGTGTCTATCAGAAATCTGATGGCACCTTCACTTTGACTATTTCGCACCAAGTTATTTCTGGTGATCGAGTTCGCTCGGTGGCCAGGATTGACCAAAAAGCGATTGTTCCGGATCCGTTAACTGCTGTTAACGACTACGAAACGTTGAGCTTTTATGTCGTAATCGACCGACCCCTTGCGGGGTTTACGTCGACGCAGACTGATCAGCTTATAACCGGTTTTAAAACCTGGTTAGACAGCACTGCGATTGGTAAGCTTTACGGCCAGGAGTCCTAGTATGAAATTCAGTTACAAATCGTTTCTGAAAGACATCCTAAAGATTGCGGTGGCCATTTTGCCATCCCATCTTGAACTTGATGATGATGATTCATCATCACAAGTTTCTTCGAAAGGAGGTGGCGGGGAAATTAAGGTTGTTATTCCTAGCAACCCTAAATCTTCGATAGATTCTCCTTCAGCCGAAAAGCCGAAAACAATCTAGAAGTGTCTGATTGTAATCGTCAGTTTGACGAAAGGTAAACATACGTGGCTTGAAATTTTGCTTCCGAATGAAGGAGGCTAATTTGAAAAGCAACGTAAGTGATTATCTGGAGTTACTGGCATGTGTCTATATAGACATGACCAGTAAGTGTCCCGCTGACGTCTCTGATAACCGTGATCTTAAAACCATTAGATCACGCGTTGAAGACGAGGGATTATCTTTTCTAACGATAACCCTTCCCAAATTCGCCAGTGACCTCTTGCGAGGCCTGGAGAACGGGTTTGTTGACTCAAGCCTCTTTTCTCGTTGGAAACGAGCAAAGGGGTCTGTGATGCCCGCATTTTTGCAGGGGATCACAAGTCATATCTTCAACTTTGAGACAGGAAAGGTAATTTACAATGAGTTATCCCCCAATGTTGGAGGTTCTCCAAGCGATTTTTCTTACTATGTTGATGCTGTACGGCAGATATGCCTTACTCTCAACAAAATTAAGATGGACTGCACCCCGAAAAGGGTTCAATCCGCGCTTGAAAACTACATTGAAATTGAGGACTCGCTATCAGCAAGTTCTTTTTCCGAAGAAGAGCGTGCCAAGTTTTTGGCTGTTTCTTCTGTGCTCTGGGACAATATGTGCTCTGATTTTCAGTGCACTGATTGTACTCCAGTCCACGGTCCCGGAACTACTGCCGAAACAATTTCTGGAAATCAGAAGTTTGTTTGGCGTAGATGGCACGATCGTCTTGAGCCTTACTTCCCTCTTGTCGACAATGGCTACCCTTTGGGTATCCCCGTCGATTCTGAGGAGCTCAAAATGGTTACGATCGTACCTGAAACGGAGGAGCAACCCGTCAGGGTTGTCACCGTTCCAAAGACGCTGAAAGCGCCCAGGATCATAGCAATTGAGCCCGTCTGCATGCAGTATGTGCAGCAGGGTATTCGGGCTTGGCTTTATGCCAAGCTCGAATCATACTGGTTATCGGCTGGCCATGTTAATTTCACTGACCAGTCTATTAACCAGAAGCTCGCTATGAAGGGTTCGAAAACAGGTCGATTAGCAACGATCGATCTCTCTGATGCCAGTGATCGTGTTCCACGGTCATTAGCAATGGAGATGTTTCGCTCGAATCGTGATCTTTATGATTCGATCGACGCTTGTCGTTCGACCCACGCTGAACTTCCTAATGGCCAACTTGTTGGCCCTCTTGTTAAGTTCGCGTCCATGGGTAGTGCTCTTTGTTTTCCAGTTGAAGCCATGTACTTTTACACGATATGTGTAATGGCCTTGCTGGACGACATTGGCCTTTCCTACACGCAAGCGAACGCTCATCGCGTTTCGCGTAGTGTGTACGTATACGGTGACGATATAATCGTTCCGTCTACGCGTGCGGGCGTTATCCTCGATTACCTGCAAAAGTACAAGTGCAAGGTAAACTCCAATAAGACTTTCGTCTCTGGAAAGTTTCGAGAGTCATGTGGAGTTGAAGCGTTTGCCGGCATAGACGTTACACCTGTCTATGTCCGATCAACGGTTCCTGAGGGTAAGCACCAAGCCTCAAGTATTATCTCATGGGTAGCCACCGCTAATCTCTTTTACAAAAAGGGACTGTGGAGGACTACTCAGTTCATGCGAAATAAGTGTGAACGGTTGATAGGGCATTTGCCCTTTCTACCTGAGAATACTGAGGGAATTGGCCGTATTTCATTTTTAGGAAGAAATCTACGTTCCATCGGAAGATGGAGCAAATTTCTTCATCGCTTCGAAGTTCGAGCGATGGTTCCTAAGCCAGTTTACCGTACTGATAAACTGAATGGATACGGGGCTCTTACTAAAGCTTTCCATGGTCTGGAGCAGGGGCTTACATCCCTTGTTGACCCCTATAGGGGTCGTCGTGGAGAAATCCTCGATCCAGTCCTTGAACGCTCGTTCGAGCATTCTGTACTGCGCGGCGCAGTCGCACTGAAACGCCGCTGGGTCGCGGTCTCATAAGACCGCGGGTGGCCTCATGGCCATGGGGGGACATCTAG